ATATTGAATATCTAGTTGGGCTAACGGAAGAAATGAGGATCACAGTTAACAATGAGGTTTATACAATCAAAGGGATTAATGACATAGCCAAGGCGGGCCAGTGGCAGATCCTAAACTGTGAACGCGGTAAAGAAGAATGATAACAATCAAAGGCGATAAAAGATTAATTAATAATCTTGGTGATTTTAAAGTTAATTTAGGCGAGGCCATAGATAAGGCGGTGATGATTGTAGCGTTATCGGTTCAAGTTGAAGCGCAGCAATTAATCAAACAACCGTCGAACGGCAAAAAAATTAAACGGAAAAAAGGCACACATATTCAAAGTATAGAAGGTGAAGCACCAAACACCGATGGCGGCCGATTGATAAAGAGCATTAAAACCGTAGGCGTAAAAGGGAAACAACGCGCCTTTGTTGGAACTAACGTAGAATATGCACCTATACTAGAACTTGTTTATAACAGACCATTTTTAGAGCCAGCCTTAGAAAAAAAAGAAAAGCTATTTGATGCTACAATGAAAAAAGTTGTAGAATTTGAAATAAAAAAGGCGGGTAAAACATGAACGAGATTTACGCTGCAATATTTGCCAGGTTAAATAGCCAAATAACTGAATATCCAATTTTCGATTATGTACCACAGGATCAGCAATACCCATACATCCAAGTGGGGGAGCTAGATGCAGCAAATGACGACACGCAATCAAATATTGGTTACAATAGCACTATTGTAATTATGGCTTTTGCTGATTACAAAGGTTACAAGGACATAAACGAAATGAGCCAGTTGATTTTTAACGCGCTGCATCGTTACGTTATGCCAGACACAGCAACATACGGAATTAGTACGATACATAGAGAATTTTATACAACAGCGGTTGGTTCTAATGGTAGCGGCAACACTGCCAACATCAGACAAGGGATCAGCAGATACCGAATTATTTTTGAAGTATTACCACCACCAAGTTAAGAGGATTATATTATGAGCGTTGGAATTAAAATAGCAGGTCGTGAAGTTACAATGACGGTGGGCGGCTTGACGTTGCTTGGTGTCTTATCTAAAAACCTTACTTTTGCACAAGAGCTTGCAGATACACGCGACGATCAAGCGGGTGGATGGTCACAGTTTGCAGCCGAAGCATTAACTAAATCAATTGAATTTGGTATTAGCGGGCAACTTAAAAACCTTGAGTTAGCCAGTGCATTTTTTGGAACGAGTCAAATTTTTGCCGTTGTTCTAACTTATCCAGACGGCTCAACAATTGCATTTGACGCAGCCATGACAACCGCGCCAACTTTTACCCATGAGAATGACACAGTATCAACTTATGAGGTTGGTTACACATCTTCTGGTACGCCAGTTTACACAGCAGGAACTTAATTAAATGTCTATTCGTCAGACTTACAAAATGTCATGGGATGGGGTTGAGTACGAAGTTAAATTTACAATGGAATTAATTGAGACAATTGATGAAGCTGTAAATTTAATGAAAGTAGTTCAGCGCTGCAACAATGGCGAATTAAGGATCACGCAATCAACTAAATTAATTGCGTTGGTTCTTAATTCTGCTGGTGCGAACGTAACCAAAGAACAAGTTTTCGATGGTTTAGGTGAGCATATCGATGCTTCTGAGCTTGGTAATATCACTATTGAAATTGCCAATCGGTGTTTTTTAAAGACTAAAAAAAAATCAGAGTCACAGGTAAAGAAACCGTTGCGGAAACGTACCCCTGGGAAACCCTCTATTCCTTCATAACTGGTACGTGTAAAATTCCACCGTCTGAATATTGGGCTATGACGATTGACGAAATTAGCATACTTTTTGAAGTTCACAGGCCGAAACAAATCGGATCATTGCACGAAGATGATATGGATCGGCTTGATGAACGCAGACAAGAGTTAGAAGCTCAAGGTTTAACGGTGATTTAATGGCTACCAAAACAATAGGCGCGTTAAGTGTTGAAATTACTGCTGATACTTCTGGCGTAAATAAAGCATTAAAAAGCACTCAAAAATCAGTATCTAAAACCTCTGACAAAGTAGAAGAAAATTCTAATACATGGAGGGATTGGAGCGACAACACAGAAAAGTCAACTTCCAAAGCATCAAAAGACGTTGGTGATTTTTCTAGTAAATTTGCAAGCGCCTTCACAAAAACAGCACTCAGCTTAGTCGCTGCAACCACCGCTTTAACTGCGTATGCTACGGTTCAAGGTAGAGCCATGCGCGAAACAGAAGCAATGGCAAACATTGCTGGTTTGTCTGTTGAAGAATTTAAACGTATCTCTTTTGTAATGGGCACCGCTGGCATATCTGCTGAAAAGTTTGGCGATATAATGAAAGACACTCAAGAGCGTGTTGGTGACTTTCTAGCAACTGGTGGCGGCCCTTTCCAAGACTTTGCCGATGTCATGGGCTACACAGAAGAGCAGGCGTTAAGCTTGGCAAATGAATTTGAAAAAATGTCAGGCCAAGAAGTATTGCAAGAAATGGTTAAGCGCATGGAAGCCGCTGGCAAATCAACTCAACGCATGAGCTTTGCGCTTGAAGGTATAGCTAGCGATACAACCAGGCTAATACCGTTACTTCAAAACGGTGGAGCAAAAGCAAAAGAACTTGGATCGGCATTTAATGAAATCAAAAACCCATTAACAGGCAAGCAGCAACAAGATTTTAAAGACTTAGCGACTAATATTGATCTAGCTACTATCGCCTTTACTGATATGCTTAACACAGCAATAGCCCCGCTAATACCCGAACTTACAACCTTGGCTCAAAAATTCTCAAGCATTTTTTCAGGACTAGCAAAGCATGAAGCTTTTCAAGGGTTTTACAGTGGCGCTTCAAAAGTATCTGATCTTAAAAATGTATCTGATCTTGATTCATTAGCAAATAGCATTGCGGAAGAAAAGCGATTTTTAGAATTTGAAATTAATAACCCAGACTTTTCAAACGCTGAAGATGTTGCAGATAAAGCATTTAGACTAGCGCAACTAGAAGAAGAAATTAAACTACGTAGATTGCAAATAGATTTAGCAAAAAGCTTTGCTAAAATAGAATCTGATTTTGTAGAAAAAGACACAAGCGGCAAAGCTAAAAAGCCTGAAACCGATGCGACAGCCAAACAAGAAGAAGATAATAGGCGCTTTCTTGATTCATTAAAGCAAAGGTTAATGACACAGGAAGAACTTGAACTTAGTTCACATAGTAAAGAGCTTAAAAGAGTCGCTAATATATTTGCATCAAAAACAGATTTAACAGGCGAACAATCCGAAATAGAAGCGGCTATGTTGATTGAACATCAAGAAAGAATGAAGATGATCCGAGAAAATGACGGACAAGGCCTGGACGATATAAGAAACAGGCTTAAAAGTCAGGAAGAAATAGCACAGGAACACTATGACAAAGACCTTAATTTAATACGTGAAGCTTACGGTTTGCAAAATGAAGTCACAGCAGAACAGCGCGAACTTGAAGCTAAATTACTGCAAGAGCATCAAGATAATTTACAAGAAATAAAAAACAATAATATTGATGAAAATCTTGATTTTGATTTTGCGGAAAACTTAGCAATGAGATTTGCAACTGAAGCTGAAATGGAAATTGCAGCGCATGAAGCAGAACTGGAAAGATTACAAGCACACTTAGCAGCTAAAAAAGTAATTACCGAAGAAGATAAAACCACTATGGAAAACATGGAAAAAGACCATGGAAACAGAATGGATAAAATCAAACAATCTGAGCAACGCGCACAAATAGGGATCGCGGCTGGTACAATGGGCGCTATTGCTACCGCGTTTCAGTCTGGCAATGAGAAAATGCAAAAGATTGGTAAAAAGTTTGCTATTGCTCGAGCTGTTTTAGCGGGTGGGCAAGCTGCGGTCGATGCTTGGCGCTCTGGCATGGAAACTGGCGGGCCTTGGGCTCCAATTGTTGCTGCTGCATATACTGCGGCTTCATTAGCTCGCACAGGCTCTATGATAAGCTCTATTAAAGGAAACTCTAGCCCATCAAAAGGCGGTAGTGTTGCGCGTCCATCGGTGCCAAGCGGATCGCCTGGTGATAGCGGTGGCGGTAATAGCAATCAACAAAATACACAAAACGCTGAGAGAAGGGTGTATATTAATATTGAAGGCGATAGCGACTTTTCAGGCAATAGACTAATGAAATTAATCGGATCTATCAATGACGCGGTTGGCGAAGGCGTTGAACTAATATCAAGTAACGGAGCATAGAAAATGCCATTAATACCAGAAGCACCAAACCCAGTATTACCACCAAATACGCCCGCTGGTCAAACGCCAGCAACGCCAGCGGTTCCGAATGTACCAAGCGGTCAAGCGGCCGTTAATCCAGCGGCTCCAAATGCGCCAAGCGGTCAGGCGGCTGTTAATCCAGCTATACCAAATACGCCAACTGGAATTGCTGCGGTAGACCCAGCAGCGCCAAATGCTTCAAGCGCAGAAACGGCTGTTAATCCAAGCGCACCAAACTTGCTTGGTAATACTGCTGAAAACTTAATGGTTTTTTCTGAAAATTTAAACGGTGCAGGCTGGACTAGATTCGAAGCAATTGTTTTTAATGACCAGAATTTTGCGCCCGATGGAACTTTGAGCGCGGATTTATTGCGAGACACTGTAGTGAACAGCATTCATCGGGCGACGCAATTAGTTCAAGCAAGTATTATTGCAGGGCAAATATACACTTTCTCAGTCTATGTTAAAGCTCAAAACGGCAACAGAGGAATTGCATTAAGAGAGGATACATCTGACGGTTTAGACCTTTTTGTAAACCCTAATAACGGGTCTATAAATGCTTCTAATGGCCTATTGCAATCAAGCTCAGCTAATGTTGGCAATGGTTGGTATAGAGTTTCAATGACTGGCGTTGTTAGTGTTGCTAACCCAGCATTTGAGTTAAGATTGACTCAAACGCCAACATCCACCGCTACTTCATATGCAGGCAACGCGGTTGATGGGGTTATACTTTGGGGCGCTCAAGTTAACGCGGGAAGTTTAGGCCCATATATTCCAACTCTAGCAACATTTAAAACTGGTACTTTAGTTTCAATACCAAACACACCAAGCAGTGAAACACCTGTTGATCCCGTTGCACCTAGAACATTGGCAGCACTTGCGCCATCAGGCGAGATAAGAAGCGTCCAGCCATTGTTTAACTTCAATGCTAGTTTAGGTCTGCCCAGTACAGTTGTTTACACTAGAGCTTCAAGTGCAAGCTATTTGGAAGTATTTAGAAACGCTCGCGGTAGTTATGACGAGCGGTTAGTGAATGACTTTGTTGGTAGTGTTGAGAATTTGGTTTTGTATAGTCAAGATTTTGATAACGCGGCATGGTCAAATCAAGCAGGTGCAACAATTAACGCAAACGTAGAGATTGCTCCCAACGGAACTAAAACAGCGGCTAGGGTTAATGGTAATGGAGGTGTTTTTTCAAGGGTTCAACAATCAATTTCAGAAAGTGGGCAAATCAATCTTTCGCTTTATGTAAAAAAAGATATTGGTAATACTGTGGTTATTAGAATGCAGGGAACAGGAATAAACGGTGGTACAGCATTGGGTGTTGAGTACAACTTTATTACTGGTCAGTTTATTAGACGAGAGGGAAATACAGGCTCAGAATATTCAGCTTCATACCAACAAAATGGATGGTATAGAATATCAATTGAAGCAAATACTACTACGCTTACGGATGTAAGACTAGCCACTGAGTTAGATAGCCAAGCAGACGGGAGTGTATTTATATGGGGTTTACAGGTAACGCAGAGCTTAAAAGCGATCCCATACGTCCGTACGCTCAACATAGCAGTAACACAAACATTCACAGCAAACCCAAGATATGAAGAAAAAGGTTTGTTGGTTGAGAGTGCCAGTACTAACATAAACCCTCAATCTGAGAGTTTTGGCGGTTTTACTCAAAACACTATTACCCTTGTAGAAAAAGCGGGTTTAGCACCAGACGGGTCATATAGTTCAAACTTACTTACTTTTACATCGGTGGGCGGTAGTTTAATCGGAAGCGCTGCTTTCACTGATGCAGGTCAACAAGTAACCCTGAGTTTTTATATTAAAAACGTAGATTGTAACGAGATACAATTGAGGCCGGCTGTAACAGGTGGCACAACTTTAGACGTTTTTGGAACGTATAATTTTAATTCAAAAACTTGGGTTGCAGGTACTTTAGCTGACACAGGAACGGCAGAATATATTGGTGATGATTGGATTAGACTCTCTGTGACAATAACCGCTAATAACACTGGCAATAACAATGTTCAAGTAAGGTTAACAGGAACAGCTAACAATGTAATTGGGCAACGGTTGTATTGTTGGGGCGCACAAGTTGAAGTATTGCCAATCGCAACTTCATATATTCGCACTGCGGGGAGTACGGCTAGTAGGTCGCGGGACGAAGTTAACGCAAATATAATGACGCTAGGTCGTGAATTATCAATATTAAGCGAACACAGCTATATAGGCGGTTCCGATGTTAATAACGGTAATAGAAACGTTTATGTTTTAAGTGATGGAACTGTAAATAACAGATATGGTTTGAGGAATATAAATAACGCGAATGGTTTTTTATCCGCTGCGAATGGGGTTGCAGAGATATTTTTTAGTGATTCCACTGTTTTAGCGAATGGCATATCAGCCAACATTGCAGTAACTATTACCCCTGATAACGTGCTTATGTATAACAACGGAATTTTATCAGCAACGGAAGATCCAGCGGATATTAATCCACTACCACAAGGGATCAATGCAATTACTTTTAATACTAATACTGTTGGCGGTGGTTTACATTTAAACGGTCATATTAAACGCATTCAAGTTTACGACGTAGAATTAACAGCAAGCGAGGTGCAAGTATTATGATGATGATCCTAGAAGTCAACGAGGGCGCTGATATTGAATTAATGCCCGAAGAATTGAGAGCTATTATTGCGAGTGTTAAAGGTGAATTTGTTGAGGGTATTATGATTGGTACTCAGCCTATTGGCGGTATGCAATTGCTATTTATTAATGTTGACGCTTCAAAAGTTGAGGTTGAAGCACTAACGAATAGTGATGCTTTTGACGATGATGGCAATCAGATTGCGTTTGATCTTGGCTGGTCAGTGTTAGCCGTTGAAAATGAACTTGTTGATCAGTCTTTATTGTTGCCTTACTTTGTAGATGTGCCAGTATTTGAGATTGACGAAGATGGCGAGTATGTACAAACAGGCACCGAAGCAGTAACGGATTTAACAGGTAAGCTTCAGGTCTGGGCTGGCAAGCAGTGGATTTATTAACAGGGGTTAGATGATGATTGAACCGATAACCGAAATGAGAACTGGCGGGGCTTGGTTATGTTACGACCAATTACTTATTTCAGCATCAATAACCTCTGGCGATACTTCAGGGACAGTTTCACAGTCGCTTATTAAAAATACTTATGAGCGTTGGCGGCCTATTGCTGGGGCTACTACTGCCAAATTTCAGATGGGTAGTGTAGCGTCAATTAACTTTGTTGCTATTGCTGCGCATAATTTAAAAGGTGAAAGCCTGGTTATTTCAACTGCTGCAACTGTTGGCGGTGCTTTAACGACACGAACAGCAATTACTGTGACAAGTAATGAGCCTTTTATATTGACCTTTGATTCAGTAGAAGCGCAGGAGGTTGCTATAACAGCCACACTGAGCGCAAATAAAGAAATTGGTGTTATCTATGCGGGTGAATATTTGGTGATGCCAGAGCCTATTTACGGAGGGCATGACCCGATAGCGTTAAACCCAGATACAGAATATCAAAACAACATTTCAGAGTCAGGCCAATTTTTGGGGCGCAATATAATCAGGAACGGCACTAAAAGCTCGTTTGCTTGGCAGCGATTAAAGCCTGAATTTGTGCGCGGTGATTTTGAATTGTTTGCTAAATCTGCTAGACGCTACCCATTTTTTATAAAATGGCGGCCCGATATGTTCCCTACAGAAGATACATTTGGTTTCACAACTAGCGATATTAAAACATCTAATATGGGTGGGGGTCATGATAGAATGAAAGTATCTTTTGAAATGCGTGGACACAGGGACCTAGAATAAAATGAGTTATGACAACAAGGCCAGCCAGTTTGATAAAGAACACATTTGGATTATTGAAATGGATCTTGAGTCATGCACTAGAACTTATGGATCAAGCCCCTGTTTAGCTGGGGTTTATCTTATTGCCGTAGGGAGTTCAGTGGGTTTTGTTGTAGGTCAAACGTTAACAGGTAGCACGTCAGGCGCGGTTGGTGTTTTATTTCAAGTTGATAACTTTCTATACTTCCAATTAAATAGCGGCAGCGTTCAGTTTACTAGCGGTGAAACAGTAACAACTGACACAGCCAGCACAACAATATCAAGCGGGCCTTTTATAACAACATTAAGCACACGATGCTTTAACACGTTTGAAACTTGCCAATACATTTCCGCGTATAACGGTGATACAAATTTAAAAACATATCGCTTTTGCTCTGAAAAAAGCCCGCAACCTTTGGGCCTTGAAGCAATACCAATAGTTTCAAAAGTTGAAGTTGCTTCAGGTATTATTGATCCTAACGGTGGTTTGGGCATTCGTTCAAATGTAAATATAACAATGACTGATTTACCTGGGTCTGATATTGGTATAGATCCGTACCCATCAACAAGAAGTTATGATCCTTACGAGCGCGGGCTATACGGAACAAAGTTAAGAGCTAGAAACCCTAATTACCAATATCGACCGCTTAGGGCGCTATCAGGTTATTTAAACGAAGATCAAACATTCCAAGCAAACAATTTTAAAACTCGTTTTTATGTTATTGATTCGCTAGATGCTTCAAACGGCATGATAAAAATCAAAGGCAAAGATCCGTTAAAACTTGCAACAATGAACAAAGCACAGGTGCCAAAGCCAAACAGCGGTCAATTAACTGGTGTTTTATTATCTAGTAGTACCTCTTTTGGTGTTGCTACTGGTGACGGTGCCCAATACGCGGCTTCAGGGTGGCTAGTTATAGATCGAGAAGTAATGAGCTTTACTCGATCAACTGATACTTTCACAGTCGTTCGCGGTCAGTACAACACAGCAGCAACAGGGCATTCTAATGATGCAACAGTGCAGCAATGTTATGTGCAGACAGGTGTTAATGTAGATATTATAGTTGCTGATTTACTTTTAAATTTTTGCGGTATAGACCCAGCTTTTATTGATCTTCCTTCGTGGGCTTCAGAGTCTAATATATTTTTAAATGAAAACATGAACGGCATAATAACAAAGCCAACAGATGTTTTTAAAGAGCTTAAATTATTAGCTAAATCAGCGCCACATTATCTATGGTGGGATGAAATTAGCGCAAAAATAAGATTCACAGCATTAAAAGCGCCCCCATTGGACGCTAATTTAATTAGTGAAGATTTGATTTTAGAAAATAAATTCAAAGTATCTGATAGTGTAGAAAAGCGGGTTTCAACTGTATTTATAAACTTTGGGCAGTTGGACCCGACACTTAAACTAGACGAAGAAAATAATTATCAAATTTCTTACGTTAGAACAGATGTGGACTCGATCGCAAAATATGGGTCTGATTTAGTTGAAAAAATAAATACTAGATGGATCGGCACGAGTGGAAAGTCTGCAGCCATTAAAATTGCAACTTTGATCGGTAGGCGTTTTGCTAATATACCCAGGGAAGCAACTTGGCAGTTAGACCCGCGCTATAGATTAGGCTTGGGCGGTTCTGCGGCTGTAAATCATAGAGATATGGTAGACTTTACTGGACTTTCAAAAAATGTAATCTTTCAAATATTAGACGAAAAAGAAAACGAAAATAGCTACACATACAGCGGCCTAGAGTTTGCGTATGGGCGGGAAATACTTGGAGATTCTGAGGTTGGAACCGATACCGTATTTATATCAATCAATGAGCAAAACGTAAACGCTGCTGATAAATACATTGAGCAAATAGGGGCTATAACTGGCGATATAATTGTAAGATTTATTGTTGATGCAAATGTAGTTGTTGGGTCAAGCTCAACAGGAACATACGGCTTTGATCTTGGTAATTGGGGCGCTGCAACTTCCGTTGATATTACACTTGAACTTTCAAGTGGCGCTTTAATTATTGGTCGCGGTGGTAATGGTGCTGACGTGTCAGGTGCCCCAACAAATGGCGGCCCCGCAATTAACTTAACTGAAAATATTACATTAATTAATAATTCAAGAATTGGGGGCGGTGGTGCTGGCGGTGACTGGGTTTCAGATGGAGCGCAAGCAAAAGCGGCTGGCGGTGGCGGTGCGGGATCAATAAACGGTTCAGCGGGAACAGGGACAACAAACGAGGGCGCAACTGGCGAAGTCACTCAAGCCCAAGATGGATCGAATGAAGATGGCGGCAACGGTGGTACAGCAAGAGTAACTTCAGGACCAGAGCCATTTAGCGCGTTCGGTGAAGCTGGTGGCGATTTAGGGCAAAGTAGATCCGCTGCAACTGCTGGCGCTGCAATTAATTTAAATGGTAATACTATTACTTACACATTAACTGGTACTATTAGCGGAACAGTAAGTTAAACAACTGGAAAATTATTATGAAACTACAAGACTTTGACACTTTAGCTTTGGCGCAACCTTACATAAAAGAAGAAAAGCGCATGACTAGCCCCGACATGCTAATCAGCTTTTTGACGCTGTATGATTGTGTTACAAGCTTGCAAACAAGCACCGACGAGAAAGCAAAAGGTTTTAATCTTGCATTGCTGGCGGGTGTTAAAGAATTTAATTTAATGAGCGATCATCCTGTAGGGCAAGCTCAAATACAATTGCTGGGTTGGCTTGTTAGTGTTGGCGCGGTTAATCAAGCTTTTTATGATGCTTGTTATAATTATTGTAATTATCAAAGCCAGCCTTTTCAATTTTCAACTGAGCATGATTTTCAATATGCAAACGGTACAATAAAATTAAGTCGCGTTCCGATAACTTGGGAGCTAGGGCATTGCACAGTAACAACAACTGAAGATTGCCCAGCGCACATCGCGCAAATATATGAGCGCGTGGTGTTTAGCGATGGTACTTATCAAGATGTCAGAAAGGCGCACTTTTTGAAGCCAGTTTCAGCGCAAGGGATGTATAGAACAGCTTGCCCAAACTCGCCTAACTTGTATGTTGATAATGTTTATACTGTGATGCCGAGCGCTTAAGCATGGCTTATTATGTAACTACTAACGGCTCTACTCAATCAATAGTTATGCCTGCGTACACGTTTCCGACTTCAGGGATTGCCCGAATAGTTGTTGATGCAGAAATAGTTGCGGGAGGTGGTGCATTAAATATAAGAACACCAAACGCGGCTGAATTTACACTGGGAATGCCTGCGAGTAATTATGCAGTTTTACTATCACAAGAGGGTCAAGAGTTTTTCTTCGGACCTAGCGGTTATTCGTTTTTGCGCGGCGAATCAGGTTTTGAATTTGATTTTGATTTAGGCGTATTGAGGGTTTATGTCGCGGGAACTTTGCAAGGTACGTTTTCTTATGCAGCTAGATTAGCAACACTTGCGGGGGAAACTACAACCACATTTTCTTGGGGTTTCATTAATAACGATTATGTGCAATCAGATGTTTATAGTTTACTGATAAGCGAAAGCGGAACACTTGTACGCGATTACGACCCAAGCTTAAGCAACGGTACAGGTTTGGTTGTACCAGACGCTCAAGGCGGTACGTCTGCAAGTCTTATAAACTACAACCCGCCTAACGACGATTCCCAATGGGTGTTTTATGGCGCGGCTGGTGGTGTTACTTTAGATGGTGCATTTGCACTACCATTATTTACAGTTGATGGTGATGCAACTGCAACACAGCCGCAACCAACTATTGTAGGGGCTTTCACGCTACCCGCTTTAATTGTGCAAGCAGATGGATCAGCATCATTACCTCAGCCTGAAATTAGTGGTGCATTTTCATTACCATTATTAACGGTTAATGCAGACGCAAGCGCAACACTTCCACAGCCAATAGTAAACGGCTCTTTTAATCTTCCGTTATTGCTTGTGAATGGAGCTGTAACAGCTTCATTGCCGCAGCCTAACATAACAGGCGCGTTTAGTGTTCCAGCGCTTACAGTAAGCGGTTCAGCCAGCGCAAACGTACCTCAACCAAATATTAATGGTGCATTTAGTTTACCCGCGTTTTTAGTAAACGGTACAGGAAGCGCAACAACTGCAAACCCTGAAATTAATGGCGCGTTTGATTTGCCTGTTTTTGGCGTTACTGGTTCAGTTACCGCGACACTTCCACAGCCAGAAATTGCGGGCGCATTTAGCCTGCCAGCTTTGACGGTCCAAGGCACTGGGACAGCATTAATACCACAGCCAATAATTAATGGTAATATAACTTTACCGAGCTTAATTGTTAGCGCTTCTGGTGTGGTTACTTTACCGCAACCTCAAATTGCGGGGGCGTTTAATTTACCCGCTTTTAGTGTGCAGGGCTTTGCAACGGTCAGCGGGTTAGAAATAATCCTAGACTCAAAAACTAATATTAACCAAGTATTTTTAAGCGCTAATATAAACCAAGAATTTTTATCAAATAACATTACATACATTTAAGGATCTAAAAAATGGCTACTTTAAACGCACCAGCTACGCTTCAAATCGCTGCAGATTTTGCAACTAATTATGCTACTTCTACTATTTTAATATTAGCGGGAGCAACAACACTAGCGACTCATTCAACCACATCATGGGCGGCAACAAACACAGGCAACGACGGCACAGTTACAGCAGCACTTGCAAACGCGGGCGCTGAAACAATATCAGCAAGCGCAACGGCCGACGGTGCAACAATTACTGACGGCACAGAGGTTATCGCTTTAACTGTTGGTTTAAGCGGCTCTGGCGCTGATTTAATTTTATCAACGCTCACTTATGTATCTGGCGAAACATCAACGATCAATAGTTTAGTCGTTACAGTACCAGCGGCTTAATTATGGCCGCCTTTCCAAGACCTTTAAAGGTAGGTAAAATTGATAACTTTACATTCTCACTTTCTAGCGGGTATTTGGAAAGTGAGGTAATAACAAGCGCAACTGTGACAACAGAAAGCACAGCATTAGAAATTAACACTGTTTCAAACAATACAAGTGTTGTATCTGCCCTTTGTACTGGTGTGACTGAAGGTGATGCAGAATTACATTTTGCATGGACTACAGCAACCCGATCTGGTTGTGAAACTCATACAGTTATAATTTTGGATTGCTGATCATGGAAATACAAACAAACAAAAGGCACGCCTACGTTATGAAAGATTTTATAGTCCCAATATCAGTCGCTTTAATTCTTGGGGCTTTAACTTCATTTGCAACAACAAAGTACACTGCAGGAAGTAATGAGCAGAGGTTTCAAAATTTAGAGCGGCAAATGATTAGCTTAGAAGTTATATTCAAAGCGGTACAAACAAATCAAATTGAACTAGCTGCCAGGGGCGCTTGGATGGTTAGTATTGAACGAAGAATTACAGACAATGAAAAGCGCGTTTCTCATTTAGAATTAAGTAGCTATAAAATAAAAGACGCAGAGCGCGACAATAGCAGTATTATCAGAGAGATTAAATTAAGGCATAACGAAAAATGACTAACATCAAAATAAAAACAATGCACTTAGAAAATTCAACTATTGGCAGATTAGAGTTAGAGGGGACATTTTTTAAATGCTTTACGCTTGAACTGCCTGATCTTAATAATGCTCAAGATATTAGCTGCATAAATGGTGGCGTTTATAAATATGTAAAACGATTGAGTCCAACACTAGGTTGGGTGATTCATATTTTAGATGTGGAGGGAAGAACATGGATTTATATTCATGCTGGTAATTACACCTCACAGATACTAGGCTGCATTTTAGTAGGCCAGGCTATTAAGGATATGAACAGAGACGGTACGCCCGACGTGACTCATTCAGCGCCCACATTTAACGCATTGATGGATCGCTGTGATGATTTTGGAACAGTGACAATAGAAAGGAGTGTATTTAAATGATGTGGATTAAGACATTTGCTAGATTAATATTGATGATTGTAACGCCATTTATTTTGTTTGTGCCTACGATTTACGCCACTGTTAGAAAGTTGGACCGCTTGCCCTGGGGTTTGAATTATATTTTTGGGTGTAAAGAAGATGGATGGAACGGCACAGGCTGCGATCCTGAGTTTCTGCGTAAATTTTGGCGTAATGTTGACGGTGAAACAATGCAAGGATGGTATCCAGATCATCTTGGTTTGATATGGGCTGATTTATCGTTATTCAAACAATGGTGGCATGGGTTTGTATGGTGCGCTTTTAGAAATGTATGCTGGAATTTACGCTTAACAGATTGGTTTGGCACTTCAGTTCACTGGAAAGATATCAGAATAGTATGGATTTACGAAGATAAAACAAGCAAGGAAATGACGGTATATTGGCTCAGTAAAAACGGAACCCAGCACTACCACAAGCGAAGATTATTTTTAGGCAAGCTAATTGAATTTGGTTATGAATTTCCTTTTGATCTATTTGATGATAATCATCCCTGGTTTAAAAGAGTTAGAAACGAGGGCTATACATTTGATGTAACGCCATTTAAGGATCGTTCAATGCCTTCTTTTAGGCCCAGGAGTTTAAAATGAATTGGAACCCAATTAGCGCTATCGCCAGCGTAATAGGTGGAGTCTTTGAAAAAAGAGAAGATCGGAAAAAAGTCAAAATTTCTTTAGCTGGAAAGTTAGCGCTGCAAAAAGACGGTAACACCGCACAATCACAATTCAATGATCAAGAAATTGACATGCTTTCAAAGATCAACGAGGGGGAATCATGGAAAGATGAGTATTTGACTGTGATTATAACTATGCCGATCCCTGTTTTGTTTATATCGGTTTTTATTGGTGTTTTGATTGGCAACCCATTATTAATAGATGCGGCAATGAAATCAATTGATGCTATTAAAACATTAATACCCGACTATGGAACTTTAATTGGGGTTACTGTAGCAGCGGGGTTGGGTATTAGGGCATGGAAAAAATAAACACGACTATTAAAATAAATTAACTATTTATCTCGCCATTTGCCCCTACTTCCAGGGGCTTTTTTTTGACTAAATTTAAATTAATTATAAAATATAGTTTACAATCTATAATATAGTATGTATTATACCTCTACTGACTAAGCAGAACTTAGAAAAACCAACGAGATTAAATATTATGACTACTATAAAAATAAACACTTTGCCTTTAAACACAGTAAATGAAATAAAAGAATTGTTAACTTGTTTTAATAGTGTGTTTTTGTCTAAAAACACAATTGATAATACTTTTGAAGTTAATACTTGCAATGCAATATCAGTCGAAAGTGAAGAGGTTTACATTGGCGAAATATTAGCATCTGACGTATTTCAAAAT